GTCATAGAGGCGCAGCCAGGCCATCAGCCACCCACCAGCGCCGCAGCCTTGGCCCAAACGTAAGCCCTGCGATAGCGTGTCCGCTGGCCGTGCGGGGCGGTCCTGTAAGCCTGGCGCGCTCTCTCTGCGGCCCAATCGAAGAGGGTCATGCTGCGTTAACCTCTTCAGCGAAGAGGTTGTGTTGATTGTCCTGCGCGTCGATGTACCGGCACGCCTGCCGGAAATAGGACTGTTTCAACTCGACGCCGACAAACCTGCGCCCCAGCTTGAGCGCGGTCACGCCCTCGCTGCCGATGCCCATGAATGGCGACAGGACAACATCGCCGGGGTTGCTCCACATAGTGGTGGCCCGCTCGATCAGGTCTAGCGCGAGCGGGCAGATGTGCTTTTCATCTTCCGGCGACGTGCCAGCGCGGGCGTTGAGAACGTCCGTTTCCCGAGTGTCCATCCAGACCGGCGATGCCCACTGCTGCCAGCGATCAAGCGGGAAGGACTCCTTCGTGTGTGTCACGGGATCAACTGCGTCTTCCTCTTTTGCCCATTTCCGAAAGACGCAGAAGTATTCCGGCAATCCCTGCCGCGAGAAGGAAGCGTCAGCGCGCAGCTGCTTGTAAAGCAGACCGTGCGCTTTAGTCTTTGTCATCTCGCGGACAGGATCGCGCCAAATCGTAACGCGGGAATGGAAGTCGAATCCGGCGTCTATATGAGCGCGGATCAGCATGCCAGGAAAGTCACGCAACCCAGCCGTGCCGCGCTGCGTTTTGTAATAGACAAGATCCTTGCAGTGGACCGCAATCAAGCGCCCAGGCTTCATGACGCGGAACAGTTCCGCGCACAGGAAACTGTAGTGTTCAAGAAATTCGTCATCGGTCGCGCTGTTGCCCATATCGGCAACGGAGTCGTTGTAGATGTAGAGGCCGGAGAACGGCGGCGAGTAAACGGAAAACCCGACGCTGTTATCTGGAAGCTGGCGCACCACATCAACGCAGTCTCCATGATAGGCGCTGAATTTTTCGCCGTGATGTTCCGCCAGGCAGCGAATCATAGCCATTTTGGAAGCCTCCCCTCGTGTGTTGGATTGTAGTCAACGATGGCCGACCGCGCGCCGGACACGGCATCGCGCATCGCCTGCCGCATCGCGGCCTTCATCTTCGCATGGTCATCGGCCTTGCGTTCCACAACGCGGCCAATCTCTGTTTCACCTTCGGCAACAACAATATGCACTTGCAGGTTGCGAGTCTGTCCAAAGCGCCAACAGCGGCGGACGGCCTGATACCATGTTTCGTAGGAATAGCTGCGCCCGCTGAAAACCATCCGGGCGCAGTGCGACCAGTCGAGGCCAAAGCCAAGCATCGACGGCTTGCCGATCAGGTGTTTTATCTGGCCCGTGGCGAACGCTTCAATAATCTGCTCTTTCTGTTCCACTGGCATGGAGCCGCGAACGTCAACGGCGGAAGGTATCGCGGCTTTCAGCGCGTCCGCTTCATAGTTGGAATCGCACCAAATAACCCATGGCTCTTTCGGTTCCGCGCCGACGATGCCAGCAACCGTTTCAGCTCGCGCCACAGCAGTTTGCCGCTTCACATCGTGCATGCTTGTGGCATTCATCTTGACGACACCGAACATATCCGAAAGATCGCCGTCCACGTTACTGTCGCGGGAGCGGTGGCGCGTCACGGTGAACGGCGGCAACACATAGCCTTCGTCGCTGTCGCCCAGGTCTGACGGCATTTCTGCCATGCGGGCCCATCCGGCCATCCAGCGCCAGAAATCACGCGTGGCGTGACCCTTCAAACGATAGCGGCCCATCTCGGTCTGGTCCGCGATGAACCAGCGCATGAGCATTTCGTTGGACGGCATGATTTCCAGATATTCGGAATACTGGCCAATTTCCATATGATCGTTCGGCGCGGGGGTGGCGGTCGCTGCGATCTTGAACCTGTGACCCTTGAAGGCGTCAATGAGCGCGCGAGTCGTCTTTCCCGTAAAACTTTTGAGGATGCTCGCCTCGTCAAGCGCCACCGCGCCAAAGGCCGATGGGTCGAGTTTCTCAAGACGGTCATAGTTGCAAATGTTGATGCCCGGACCGGCTTCCGACTGGTCGCGGATCACGCGCGCCTCATAGCCCCATCGTTCGGCGCGACGGCGCGTCTGGCCAGCAACCGCGAGCGGCGTCAGGATCAGCGCACGTCCGTTTGTGGCGCGCATCGCTTGATTGCACCATTCTAACTGAACTTCCGTCTTGCCCATGCCTGTGTCGAGAAAGCACCCCGTCGATCCAACGCGCAGCGCAAATTCGACGCATAGCCGCTGGAACGGGAACAGGTGCGCCGCAAGGTCCGGCATCGTATCCAGCCCCCGGATGGCAGGGGTCACGGCCTTGGATTGCAGGAACGCTGCGTAATTGTGAGGCGCGCTCATGGCCGCACCTTGTAGATGCCCGACACCTTCCGCCGCTTGACCCCGGCTGCGATATGCTCGGCAGTGGAAAGCTGTTGTTCCCGTGATTCACCCTTCCGGCCCCGGGCGATCATGGCCGTGATCGGGCATCCCTCGGGCGGTTCCGGGTAGCTGCGCGTGCGAATAATCAGGGACTTCATGGGGCTTTGAATGATGTCAGTCATAGGCCGCTCTCCCGTGCGATCTGCTCAAAGTCTTCCGGCGGACGCGGGCGCACATGGTCCTCCAGCATCGCTATCCAGCGATCCTCTCGGATGACGTACAGGCGTTCGCTCTTGTCGTTGCGGATGGTCAGAAAGTCGTTGTCGCCCAGCCACGAATAGATCGTGCGGAAGCCGGTCGCGCGCAGCTTTGCCTCGCCAACCAGGCCATGAACGATCAGGTCGCCCTTGAACCCATCGGCAGCACCGGAAAGCGGGACGCGCTTCGCCTCGAACCCGTGCTGCTTGTGCAGGTTCACGATGGCCCGTTCTTCGCGGTTGCCCTTGTTCCGGCTGAAAACGCCCATCTTCACACCCCACACCGGCTCCCGGGCCGGGCAAACAGTTACGCGGCGCAATCAATCAAAGAGCGCAGCATCCGTACTTCCCGCTTCATGTCCAGGCAGGTGCGCGTGTGAATGATGCGCTCCACGTCTGGCTCGGGCAGGTTGATCGCCGCACCGATCTGCGCGGTGTTAAATCCGCGCTGAAATAGCTGCATAATCTGGAGGCGTTCGCGCACGGCCCATTTGTTCATGCCGTCGCCCTCACTCGCTTGGCGACGAAAGAGAAAAGGGCCACCCATGCCGAAGCACAGATGGCCCAGTTGCCGCGAGCCGTCATAAATGACGCGGGGGAGGACCGCCGACTTAAAGTCGTTGCTACGCGGGGGACGAAATGCGACGGAGCGTCGGGCACTAGCCGCGCTCCTTCCATGAGACGAACGCCAACAGGGCAAGCCCGCCCGTCCAGAAAACCAGCCCGTCCGAAACATGGTCCGGCACGGCGGTCACGATCAGCATCGCACCCAGCAGCCAGACGGCAAGGGCCATGCACGCCCAATGGAGAGGGTGCATCATGCGCCATCTACCGGGTAAAGGTCGGGCCGCAGCTTGGTCCGCGCCACCCCGGTTGCCCGTTCAATCGCCAGTACGGCGGTCGGGCTGGCCCGCAAGGACTTGTGCGCCATATAATGCAACCGCTGCTTTGACATACCCGTGGCCAGCGCCAGGGCGGACAGCCCACCGGCCTTTTTGATTGCTTCGCGTAGCGCGCGTTCCATGCTTGTCATGGGTGCATCCTATACACGGCGGCGGGCATGTCAAAACATTTCTTGCGGGGATGATGAAAAAGGTTTGACTTGCCGCGCGGGCGTCCCCATACTCTCCCCATGCCCAAGCACACGGGCGAAGGGGAGATGAAGATGACCAAGCAGACGTGGGAGCAAATTCGCAAGGCCGCATCCGCCGCTGGTTTTTATCACGGATGGATGAGCGCAGAAGAAAACGCGATGGACACCACTGGTGCCGTTTTGGGCCCCGAGTTTGACGACGTGGCGCTGCGCTCGCTTCAGACGCTGCTTGCCTACGGATCGCTGGACAAGGCTGAGCACGATTTTTTGGTCGGCCTTGGTGTCGAGTTCTGAGGCTAACACCGAGGGGAGATGAAGATGACCAACCAAGCCACCGACCGCACGCCGGACTGGTACGAAGTCGGACCGGAATTGCTCGCGGTCTTGCAGGAATGCGTGACCCTTTTGGGCGGCATCCCCGCTGCGAAGAACAACCAGCGCGTCGCTGATGTCATCCATGACGCCCGCGCCGCCATCGCCAAGGCCGAGGGCCGCTCATGACCCACCACCCATTCTTCCCCGCCACGCTGGACACAGCAACGGCGGAACTGCGCGCCAATGCCCAACGGCTGATTGCACAGGCACAGGCCTGCGCCGCACTGGCCCGGTTCGGTGCCGAGCACAAGGCCCTGCGGATGTTCGCCGCACAGGTTGAAGACGCGGTGAGCGAGAACCTTGGCAGCTACGCCCCTGCGCACGGTGAAGTGGAAGACGCTGTGTATGACCTGAGGGCACCCGAATGAAGATCACCGCACACATGACGCACCGCGAACGGCTGGCGTTTCAGGCCGGGCGCGCGGTCGAAGCGGCCCTTGCATGGCGGGCGCGGCGCAGGCTGTTGCGCCTCTCAGGGCTCCCCAACATGGGCGGGATTGAACTCTGCACACAGGGCGCGCGGGACAGCGTGACATACGCCAGGCTGCAACTGTCGCGGCTTGAAGGGCCGATCCCGACCGAGCCCATGCCGCGCGAAGAATGGCTTGATGACGTTTTGGAAAGGAAAACCGCATGACCCCCGTCCACCGCGAAGCCGCCATTGCCTTTGTCCCGCTGGCCGTGGTGCTGGCGTCCACCGCGTTTTTCTTCCTGTGGGTGCTGTGATGACTGAAACCGGAATTGCTGCCGACAAGCTGCGCTCCTACGTCGAGCGGATCGAACGGCTCGAAGAGGAAAAGGCCGGGCTGGCTGGCGACATCAAGGATGTGTACGCCGAATTGAACAGCGATGGCTTCGACAAGAAGATTGTCCGAACCATTGTCCGCCTTCGCAAGATGGACCGATCCGACTTGCAGGAGCAAGAGGCGCTGGTTGACATCTACATGGCCGCGCTGGGGATGGCCTGATGATCCGCGCCCTCTGGTTCCGAAAGAGCCTCGCCAAGCTGTCCCCGTTCCAGCGCCTTGTTTGTGTCGCGCTGCTGCAAGGGAGCACGCCGCGATGAGCAAAGACCAATGGCTTGCCGAGTACGAAGGCATTGGCAATGACTACGCGGACGGTCGCATCAACCGCGCCGAAGCCGAGCGGCTGATGAAGGGGCTTGGCTTTGACCGTGCCGAGATTGCCGAGCATCTGGACGCAACAGAGCGGGAGATGGCGTGACTATGGCCCACATCTTGGACACCGCATGGCGGCACGCGCAGGAGATTCTGGAGCAGAACCTTGTCCGCTATTCCGCGCAGGCTGCGTCATATTCAGCCACACGCCCCTCGGAAGTGGACTTCGCACAGATCAGGCTCGCCAAGGATAACCTGGAGAAAGCGTTGGAACATGAGCCTCGCTAAACCCCTGCACACAGACAGTCCGCCGCGCGATGGACATTACTTCACCTTCGGCGAACCGCGCGACCCTGCCAAGCCGATGGGCAGTCGTCCGAAGATTCCCGTCAGGATATGGACGGTCGAGGAACGGGACGAAGCGGGCGACCTGATCGACGATGTTCGCCAGTACATCATGGCGGGCGACGAACTGGTT